ACCATAATGGTCTGAGTCACAGAAAAAATAATTGTTAGTGTCTTACGATAATTATTTTTCATTTTTATAGAAATATTTAGGATTTTTTTTATTAGTCTAAAATATGGCAACAAATGTCAACAAAATTCTGCTGCCATTATGCCCGAAATTTTACTGTAAATATTGTGACTATGGAACGTCTAAAAAAAGTAGCTACGAATCACATATTCGCAGCATGAAGCATAATGGCAACGTTTTGGCAACAAATGGCAACAAAATTCTGCCCAAATTATGCTCGAATTGTTTTACATGTGAAAATTGTGATAAAAAATATACAGAACGCACTGGATTATGGAAACATAATAAAAAATGTATTAAAAAAGAATATGTTGATAATGACAAGATTGATTTTTTAAAAAATGAAAATAAAGAAATTTTGGACATGTTAAAGCATCAGATAAATGACAATACTGACTTTCGCAAACAAATCGTAGACATCGTGTCGAAGCAAAATGAAACCATTAATACACTTGCTAGCAAAGCCGGTAACCATATTACTAACAACAAAACATTTAATTTAAATGTGTTTCTCAATGACACATGTAAAGGGGCTATCAATATGACTGATTTCGTCAATTCGATCCAATTACAGTTATCCGATTTGGAGACAACCGGTCAGCTAGGTTATGTCCAAGGTATTACCAAGATTTTCTTGAACAATCTAAACGGTCTCAACACTCACGATAGACCAATTCATTGCTCCGATTTTAAACGTGAAATACTTTATATCAAGGACAACAATGAATGGACAAAGGAAGAAGATGACAAACTAATTTTACAAAAAGCAATAAAAGATGTGGCTAACAAAAATATTAAACAAATATCAGAATGGGTTAAAACACACCCAGATTGTTACGACTCGGAATCCAAACAAAACGACAAATACTTAAAAATCGTATCGAATGCGATGTCCGGTGGTTCCAAAGAAGAACAACACAAGAATATTCAGTTAATAATCAAAAATTTGGCAAAAGAGGTAGTAATTGAGAAAAATAGTGTAATCTAGTTTACAATATACAATATACAATATATAATATACAATATACAATATACGATTTATAATATATTTAACGCGAATTATATTATAAAAAAATAGCTGTATTATATAAATGGACTCGATTGCTTGGAATTTAATCGATAAATACTTTAAAGATAATCCATATAATTTGGTGGCTCATCATTTAGACTCTTATAATGATTTTTTTAGTAAAGGCATTTTCCAAATTTTTCGCGAAAATAATCCTATTCGATTTATTGAGCGTGAAACCAGCCAAGATGACAATGACCAGTCTTTCAAAAGCAAATCCGGTGAGAAACCCAGAGAATGTTTACTATATTTGGGAGGCAAAACCGGCGACAAATTGTATTTCGGCAAACCCGTCATTTACGATGAAGAGAAAGCCGCCGCGCCTTATTCCCACTATATGTATCCCAATGATGCTCGGCTTCGCAATATGACTTATGGCGTTACTATTCATTACGACATTGACGTGGATTTCAGCTACCCCGGTGGCGCCGACCAGCGCATACAAGAAACGAGAACCTTTGAAAAGGTGTATTTGGGTCGTTTCCCTATTATGCTTCATTCCAATTTGTGTATTTTAAAAGGACTCACCACAGAGGCTCGTTTTAATATGGGCGAATGTCGCAATGATTACGGTGGTTATTTTATTATTGCCGGCAAAGAAAAAGTGATTGTAAGTCAAGAGAAATTTGGCGACAATATGCTTTATGTGAGAAAATACAAAGCGGATGAATTGTATAGCTTCTCGTGCGAAGTCCATTCCGTATCCGAAGACAGTTCGAAACCCATTCGCTACACCTCTTGTAAAATTGTAGCACCGGATGCGACGTATACAAACAACCAAATTGTCGTGGATGTACCCAATGTAAAGAAGCCGATACCTCTCTTCATTTTGATGCGCGCATTAGGCGTCATTTCCGACAAGTCCATCATCGAATATTGTTTGCTCGATTTAAAAGCCAATTCCAATATGATTGATTTGTTTATTCCCTCGGTCCATGATGCGAATACGATTTTTACGCAGCAAGTCGCTCTAGAGTTTATGTCCAAGTTCACAAAGCGCCAAACCGTTTCGGCGGTTCAAGACATTTTGATGAACTATTTCTTGCCTCACGTGGGCGAGGACAATTTCTTGAATAAGGCCTATTTTATTGGTTTCATGGTGAACAAGTTGCTGAGAGTATTTATGGGTAAGGAGGCGCCGACTGATCGCGATAATTTTAAATTCAAGCGCATCGAGACATCCGGGTCTTTGATTTACGATTTGTTTCGCGAATATTATTTAATTCAAAATCGTAATATTTTCTTGAAAATGGACAAGGAATTCTATTACCATCCGGGCAAGTATCGCACTAATTTTGTTAGTTTGGTAGAGGACAACTTGAAGGATTTCTTTAAGGAACGTTTGGTCGAGGATGGATTCAAGAAGGGATTCAAAGGAAATTGGGGCGCCGATGCGAATACCAAACGTGTTGGTCTAGTTCAAGACTTGAATCGCTTATCTTGGTTCACTCACATTTCCCATTTGAGAAAGTTGAATCTGCCTCTAGATCCCACCGCGAAGGTAGTCGGTCCTCATATGCTTCACAGCACCCAATGGGGTCTCATCGATCCGGTGGATACGCCCGATGGTGCGAACATTGGTCTTCATAAGCATTTGGCCATTAGCACAGCGATTACCAATGGGTTCTCGTCGTATCCCATTATTAAGTGGCTAAGAGCCAACACGTCACTCAAGTTGTTGACCGAATGTAATCCATCAGCGTTAGCAAACAGCACCAAAGTGTTTGTCAATGGAAACTGGGTCGGCGTGATAGACAATCCGATTCACACGATTAACATTTTGAAACTGTTTCGTCGTAATGGAGTCATACCCGTTTACACGAGTATTGCTTTCAGTTACGAATCCAACGAGATTTATTTGTATACGGACAGCGGTAGGTTAACACGACCTATTTTGTATCGGGATACCAAGATGAATGAAGATGGCAAAGTGATTTATGGTAAAATATCTTACGACCATGGTACTATTAAAGAAATCATTGAATCGAGAAAGTACACATGGACACAACTTATTTCCGGTTTCGAAAAGAAGAATGACGAGTATTTCAATGTGCGCAACAATATTTTATATGATGTTACAAATCTGTATCCCGGTTATTCGTCTTTGGCTGAAATTTTGGATTTCTTTGAAAAGAATCGAGCCATCATTGATTATTTGGATACATCCGAAGAGGAAGCCGCACTCATTGCGTCGAGACCCGCTGAATTCAGTGTGAATCAGTTTTATACTCATTGTGAAATTGACCCATCGCTAATTTTGGGCGTAATGGGTAATTCCATTATTTATCCAGAATCCAACCAGTTTCCTCGTGATTGTTTTTCGTGTGGTCAGAGTCGACAAGCTGTTTCGGTTTATCACTCCAATTCACAAATGCGTATGGACAAAATGGGTGTTATATTGAATTATGGCCAGACACCTCTAATTAAATCGCGATACCTTGAATATATTAACAAAGAAGAGCAGCCCTATGGTGTCAATGCGATTGTCGCAATTATGTCGTATACGGGTTATAATGTGGAGGACGCTATTTTAATTAACGAAGCATCTGTAAAACGTGGTTTATTCCGCACTACCTATTACACGACGTATGAAGCACGGGAGGAAAGCGCTAAGGTGACTGGTTCCACTGTGAATACCTTTTTCTCAAATATCGAGACAAAACCGAATGTAACGGGAATTAAAGAGGGGTATGATTACAGTAAACTCGATGAATACGGTCTTGTTAAAGAGAATACAGAAATCGATGAACGCATTGTTTTGATTGGCGAACTAACAACGAACCCGGAGAAACGCGGTTCCTATTTGGATAATTCAAAGACCACGAAGAAAGGTCAGCTAGGATTTGTTGACAAGGCGTTTATGACAGAGGGTGAAGAGGGATTCCGAATTGCGAAAATTAGAATCCGAGAGGAGCGCTTACCCGCAATTGGTGATAAAATGGCGTCGCGCTGTGGACAAAAAGGAACTTTAGGTCTCATCATTCCCGAAGAGGATATGCCATTTACAGCCGATGGAATTCGCCCGGACTTAATTATTAACCCACATGCGCTGCCATCTCGTATGACCATCGGTCAATTGGTGGAGAGCTTATTCGGTAAGGCGTGTGCTATATATGGAGGATATGGTGACTGTACTGCGTTCCAAGTAAAAGGCGCAAATTATGATACGTATGGACATATGTTGACCAAGATGGGTTACAATCGCACGGGTAATGAGGTTCTGTATAGCGGTTTCACGGGAGAGCAGTTGTATTCGGAGATATTTATCGGTCCCACTTATTATATGCGCTTGAAGCACATGGTCAAAGATAAGATTAATTATCGCGCAACGGGCAAACGCAACTTTTTGACGCGTCAAACCAATCAAGGTCGTGCGAATGACGGTGGATTGAAAATCGGTGAGATGGAACGTGATGGTATAATGGCTCATGGTCTGTCTTATTTCTTGAATGAATCTTATATGGTTCGAGGCGACCAATATTATATGGCGGTTTGTAATAAGACGGGTACAATTGCGGTTTACAATTCGGACAAGAATTTGTTCTTGAGTCCTTTTGCGGATGGTCCACTCGTATTCAATCAGAATGTAGAGGGTCAACAAGTGCTGGATGCGATTAGTAAATTTGGACGCTCTTTTAGTATAGTAAGAATTCCATTTGCGTTGAAATTGCTGATACAAGAATTACAAGTGATGAATATTCAAATGCGTATTATTACAGAGGAGAACATAGATCAACTAACAAATTTGTCTTATCAGTCGCGAAATATCGATAAATTGCTTCATGTGGACCATGGGGACAACAATGTGGAGCGAGATATTAAAGAAATTGTTGAAAATTATAGGCGTAGTATGGAAACAAAGATAAAGGGTATAAAACCGGCATTGTATAAGCCATTTTATGGCGTAGCTGCGGAAGAACCACAGATAATTGAATTTACACCGGAACAAGAACAAGTCCAAGAACAAGAACAACAAGATCAAAACGAAGTATCGCCAGCTTATTACCCCAATTCACCCAACGCAAACGCTACTTCGCCGGCCTATGTTCCGGATGAAAATGAATTAGTAGAAATTCAGCCGGAAGTTAACTCGGAACAAAGCGGAGGAGGTTCCATAAATATGTTCCCCGACGACCCAGATATGAATGCGCTCTTTAATATGCTAAGCAGTGATAAACAATCCACCATAATTATGATGCCGGAGGAACAGAGACGTTTAGTAATGGGACAAATTATGATGAAATCGGGAAAAATACATCCAAATCCAAACAACAATCCAAATATAAATATAAATACAAATCCAGATAATACCGTATTGGGTAAGTATTTTGAGGCATTGCCGCTAGAAAAACAATTGACCGCATTACAAGGTGGATACGAGGACATGTCCTCCGATTTTAGTCAATTGGCTGGTAAAGCATCAGAACCAATTATAACGGTTAATCAGCCAACTAGTCTACAAGAAGAGATTTCAAGTGAATATCCATTGTTATCGGTTGGTGGTAGAACTAACACCGAGAGTACGCCAAGTGAAACCAGTTCCGAGTCAACGGAAGAAAGTAGTACAAATACGGATAGTAGAAGTACTACATTAAGCGGCTCAAGTAGTGGAGGAGGATCAAATAATAGTTCTGGGGAAACTAGAAAAATACAAATACACTAACAAATATAACAAATAAATAAATAAAAATATAATATAAAATTGAAACAAAATAAAATCAATCTGTTTTATATTATAATATAATAATGGCCAGTCAAAACACTAGTAGTTTAATTTCGCAAGTATATAAATCCAGAGGAGTTATTCTGGATTTAATGAAGAAGCAAGGTTACAATGTTTCAGAATACGAGGGATTTAGTATTAACGAGGTAAATACCATGAAGACGAACAATCAATTGGATATGATTTTAGAGAAAAAAATGGAAGGAAAGGAGGAAACCAAAAAGATATATATCCGCTACTATTTAGCAAAGACACTCAGACCAAGTAATTTACAAGAAATGATTGATGATTTGTTTCACGTCGAGGAAGTGTTAACAAAAGCGGATACATTGTACATTGTAGTAAAGGATGACGTAAATGAGACACTGATAAACTCAATCAAGCATATTTGGGAATCGGAAAAGTTGTTTATTGTGTTACAGCCTTTGAAGCGACTCCAATTCAATATTTTAGAACATATCTTGGTACCACCGCATCGAGTTTTAACGACGGATGAAGCGATTCTAATAAGAAAGAAATATAATGTAGTTGATGATAGTCAATTCCCGGATATTTCTAGGTTTGACCCGGTAGCACAAGCGATTGGTATTCGTCCGGGAGATGTCTGTGAAATTATCAGACCGAGTAAGACGGCGATTTCAGCACCTTATTACAGAATCTGCTTTTAAGCGTAGCGACTGATTAAAGGCTTAAATGGTCGCCTTAGGCTTAAAACAAGAACTAATACAAAAATATAAATAATATAATTTATACTCTTATATTAGATATGTTAAATATGTTAAAAGAAAAAGCAACGATGGTTGAGAGACCTATTAAATTGCCCATAGACATGTTTGATGGAAAGATAGACAGTATTAAGAGCCAATTTTTTGCTGCTTTAGATGATTTTAAAAAATACTATGTATATTACAATAAAAATCCAGAGGTGAATGAATTTCAAAACTTTTATTCAAATAGTAAAGGACAATTACAAACAATGAGTCGCAATTTATTCTTAACAACAAATGACATAGATAAAGAAATCGATTTACTACAAGAATCAATTCAAACATTGGGTGAAATACTAAAGGAGGAGAAGCTATTAAATGCTAATTTGTTGAAACAGTTGAAAAGCATACAAAATACAAAGGTAGGTTCTGTTATTTTAATTGATGATTCCAAGTCGATTTATAATGAGCAGTATTATTACAATTGGGAGTTAATTGTAGGCATATTGTTAGTATGTGGTTCATTAGCCACAGTATTCAAGAGTAAAATGGTACCTACTACCAAATAGTAAATATATTACACGTGTTCTTCTAAGTCATTCAAATTAATTCCGCTATTTAATAAATCGTTAATTTTTTTGGGATGTAATTGTTCCATAATCTTTTTCTGTCTAGATTTCCACAACCATTTTATAAATCCATCTTTAAATTTTAGACAATATGCCAAATATATTTTTTCATTTTCTTCACAATATCCAATCATTACCAGTTGTAAAAATTCGGTATCGTCTGGGTCTTCCTCATAAATCTTTAAAGCTTGTGAAAGGCAATCATCTAGTTCTTCCTTTTTTTCACGTAATGATTTCTTCTTGTTTACATTACTACTGAATATGTGCTTCGTAGCAAATGTTAAGTAATGTGGCAAATTCATGTTAGTACCATCTACATCAATATAAATATCACCATCTACATCAAAATTATTCATTCCAAAGTCAGCCATTTCGTTAATATTATTATTTTATTACACCTTTACAAATTCAATTTTTTTATATATTTACATAATAAATAAAGATATAAACGTAAGTTTACTACAATGAGTAAAAATCAAAAAACAAAAACTGAATATTTATAAATTGGATTACAAACAATAAGACTTGGATGGTGTGATAGTTATAAAATATTCAACAATGTAGTTAAAAATGATATTGTAAACAATATAAAGATATAATTATATGAATATATATC